CGGGTCTGGATGCTCGCGACCCGTCGACGTGGCAAGCCCAGATCGATTATGCCTTGGCGCAGGTTCGCACGAACGGATGGAGCGCCTTCATGGGTGCCGCCGCTGCCGGCGTCTCGCGATACCAAGGGGTTGGCAGCACGAACGTGAACATCGACGCGATTAATATCAGCGTCCCGAACGGTGACGCCACCCAGATTGCGGCCAACATCGCGGCTGCCGTCAAGCGGTCGTCGATGGCAAACCTCGCGAACTCCGGGTCTAACTGATGGCGGGCTTCAGCATCCCCGGGCTTCCGGTATTCAATTTCCCGGATGTTGTAGGCCTGCTGACGCAGGACGCGGTGTCTCTTGCCGCTGGGTTCCTTCGGGCGCCATGGGGCATTTATTTCGGCGTCATACCGATAGTCGCGGCGGACAATGTCGTATCCTTCGATTTCGACCAACAGTTCCAGATCGTGGACTACCCTCTCGAGGGCGGCCAGTTCGAGTCATTCAACAAGGTCTACAAACCATTCGACGTGACGATCCGGTTCACCAGAGGCGGATCGCTCATCCAGCGTCAGGAACTTCTGGACTCGATCAGAGCAGTCATTGCAGACACTAATCTCTACAATGTCGTCACTGAGGACGCGGTTTACACCGACGTCAATTTGGTGGGCTATCGCTACCAGCAGACGGCAGCGAAGGGCGTCGGGTTGATGCAGGTCGATGTCATGGCTCGGCAGGTCAAGAGCGCCGTCGCGGCCGTGCCGGTGAACGTCATCTCGAGCCCGATCGATCCCACCGCGTCCCCGCAGGTAAACGGTGGGCCGGTGCAGCCGGTGCTGCCCAACAAGAGCGCCACCGTCCAGATCGGCAACATCACAGGGTCGGCCTCGGCGCCGAATGGGTAAGCACCTTGTTAATCGTCCCCCTGCAGCCGGTTCCGAACCAAGCGGTGACGATCGCGCTCGCCAATCAGCTGTGTCAGATTAACGTCTACCAAAAAGGAACGGCGCTCTACTTGGACTTGCTGGTCAACAATGTCGCGGTCATCACCGGGACGATCTGCGAGAACCTCAACCGCTTGGTGCGGTCGCTCTACCTCGGGTTCTCTGGGGACTTGGCGTTTATCGACAACCAGGGCAGTGAAGACCCAGTCTATACCGGCCTTGGACCTACGGCGGATGCACGGTTCACTCTGGCCTATATCGAGGCCAGCGAGCTTCTACCGAATGAGGGCTAGGTGGCGTTCTCCTCCAAGAAAATACAGGTGCAACTTTCGCTCGCCAGTGGCGAGTTTGAGGGCGGCGGTAACGCGGCAGAGATCGATGACTTGCGCGTTGAGCTGCAGATGCGCGTCACCGGCCAGCCATCTCTAGGAGAAGCCACTGGCGCAATCTACGGGCTGCCACTCTCTATGATGCAGCAACTCGTGACGATCGGTTCCCAGTTCTCCGCAAGGTACAAAAACGGCGTCGATATCCTGGCCGGCGATGCCGATAGCGGCATGTCGTTGATCTTCAGCGGGGTCATTTTCAACGGGTACATGGACGCTGCACAGCAGCCCGAAACGTGCTTCCGATTTGTGGCCCAGCCACTAGCTTTTGAGTCGGTGAACAATGCACCGGCTACAAGCATCCAAGGTCCGGCCGACGTCGCTGGGCTCATTCAGAACCTAGTGGGTCAAACCGGCCTCAAGGGTTTCAAAAATAACGGCGTGAGCGCGAAGCTGGCAAACCCATATCTCTACGGCAGCCCGTGGAGCCAAATCCAGAGGATCGTCGATGCAGCGGGGATCGACGCGACGATCGATGCCGGGGTGTTTGTGATTTCACCCCGCGGTGTCCCTCTTACTGATCAGGCTCCTATCGTCTCCCCAGCGACGGGCCTCGTTTCGTATCCGATCTTCTCGCAGAACCAGATCATCTTAAGAACGCTGTTCAACCCGCAGATCAAGATATTCGGATCGATCCAAGTCCAGAGCGCGCTGCAACCAGCCTGCGGGAGCTGGCAAGTCATTTCGATCGACTACGATTTGGAATCGATCGAGCCTGGGGGCAACTGGTATCAGACGCTAACCGGCGTGCCGATCGGTACTCACTGATGGCAGACGTTCCTTACAGCCAGCAAAATGTGTTCGATGCCAATTCCGAGTTTTCGGTTATCGCATTCATCGTGCGTCAGGCCTTGGGCCGCGCTCGGTTTGCAATACCGGCGACGGTGCAGACCGTCCATGGCGGCGGTGTTGGGGCGCCCCCCACGGTCGACGTGCAGGTCGCTGTCAATCTGATCGACGGCATTGGGCAGCAAAGTTCGCATGGCACGATTTTCGGGCTACCAGTCTTTCGACTGCAGGGCGGTCCTAACGCCATCATCATTGATCCGGTAGCCGGCGATGTCGGTTTCCTAGTCGTCTCAGACAGAGACATCTCTGCGCTCAAGGCCAATGCTGGAGCGGTATCGAACCCAGGCAGTTACCGACGCAATGACCTAGCGGACGCGGTCTATTTTGGCGGCATCGTCAACCCCGCCGACCCTACGCAGGCCGTGCAGTTCACGTCGACCGGCCTCAAGGTCTTCGACAAGAACGGCAACATCATCGAAATGAAGGCCAGCGGGATCACGATTACCCCTGCGTCTGGAACGGCCACGGTCAACGGAAACCTTAACGTCACCGGCGAGGTCACGGCTGGTGCCGGTGGTGCCGACTCGGTCGGGCTACAGACCCACGAACATCCGACCGCGGCGATCGGTTCGCCATCGCCGCCGACTCCCGGCACATGAGGGCTAGACACTGGTGGACACGCTTCTTCTTGAGCCAACGATCTGGGACCTCACGGTTGACGTTGCGGGCAATATCGCCGTTGCCAAGGCTCCGCTCGCGCTGGCCCAGGACGCAGCGAGTGCCCTGAGGACGTTCCTCGGGGAGGTCTATTACGACACGACTCTGGGCATTCCTTATTTCGGTCAAATCCTAGGCCAGTTGCCGCCGCTGTCGTTGCTGCGGACCTACTTCGTCGAAGCTGCCCTGACCGTGCCCGACGTTGTCAGTGCGCAGTGTTTCTTTACGTCCTTCACTGGTAGGGTGCTCAGCGGGCAAGTCCAGTTGGTCGACGACCTCGGCAATGTCACAGCAGCGGGCTTCTAATGACTTCAGTTCCTCCCGTTGTAATCGGCCCCACGGGGGTCTCCATTCCGTCGACAGCGGCCGTCCTGGCAGGCGTGCAGGAAGACCTGAACGCTGCCTTCGGAGGCGATCTCAACCCGGCGCTAAATACCCCTCAGGGTCAGCTCGCGACTAGCGAAGCCGCGGTCATCGACGAGGTCAATGCCGAGTTCCTGTTCCTCGCGAACCAGTTCGATCCGGCCTTCGCTTCGGGACGGTATCAGGACGCCTTGGCGCGCATCTACTTCCTCGAGCGCAACCCGGCCCAGCCGACAGTCGTGCAGGCATTGTGCTCCGGCCTCTTGGGTGTAGTCATCCCGGTCGGCGCCATCGCTATTGCGGCTGATGGTAATCGTTATACTTGCACCGAGGCAGGGACGATCCCCATCGGTGGGAGTATCACACTTACTTTCGCTTGCCTGGTCCCGGGCCCAATTGCGTGCCCGGAAGGCACCCTCAGCCAAATTTATCAGGCCATCCCGGGGTGGGACTCAATCACCAACCCGTCGGACGGGGTGATCGGCAACAACACCGAAAGCCGCTCTGCTTTCGAAGCTCGACGCATCGCATCGGTAGCCGCGAACTCGCTCGGATCGCTTGGGTCCATCCTCGGCGCGGTCCTGTCGGTGCCCGACGTCATCGACGCCTACGTTACCGAAAACGACAGCAACAGCCCGGCGACGATCGGCGGTGTGTCGCTCAACCCGAACTCGGTCTATGTCGCAGTCGTCGGCGGCGAAGCACAAGCCGTGGCTCAGGCAATCTGGTCGCACAAAGCTCCGGGATGCGCTTACAACGGCAACACCTCCGTCACGGTGCAGGACACCAGCCCGGGCTATGTGCCGCCATACCCGACCTACACGGTCCAGTTCGAAATCCCCCCGGCCCTGCCGATCCTGTTCGCGGTCAACATCGCAAATGGCCCGCAGGTCCCATCGAATGCGAATGTCCTGATCCAGAACGCCATCATAGCGGCCTTTGCGGGTGGCGACGGTGGTCCGCGCGCCAAGATCGGCGTTCCACTGTATGCGAGCCGGTTCTATGCGCCTATCGCGGCCGTAGGGTCATGGGTCCAGATCATCTCGATAGAGGTCGGTTCGACCAAA